GTCGCCTGTGAGTAGATGGTCAGGTTCATATTCGTTTGGCCACCGCCTTCCTGGCCGGGCATGGGGGGGGGATGGGCACTGCGGCAATGCCCGCGGCCATGCCCAGCGAGACGTTGCGGCCAATGTCGGCAAACAAGGCGGAGGGGGATTGGATGCCCAGCACCAACTTGGCGGCATCGCCCAGATCCGCCACCGCTTGTTCGATCCAATCCACGACACTCTGCCAGGCCGCTTGGATCCCGCCCAGGAGGCCCGCGACGATCTGGTTGCCGATGTCGGCAAAGGCTTGGGGGATACCCCGGAACCAGGCCACGATGTCATCCCAGGCGGTAGTAAAAAACAGCTTGATGCCGGCCAGGGCGGTCGAGAGATTGGTGCCAAAGGCCTTGAGCGCCAGGTCCATCACGCCCCAGAGCGTCGCGCCGATACCGGACAGGAACAGCACGATCCCATTCCAGATGCCCTCGAACATCGTCTTGATCGCCTCCCAGGCCGCGGCCCAATCCCCGGAGATAAGCGCGGCCACGGTCTGGATAATACCCTGGATGATGGCCAGCGCTACCTGGATGATGCCCTGGATGGCCAACCACGCCGACATGAATATTGCCTGGATCTGGGTCCAGTTTTCCTGCAGGAACGTCTGGACCGCGGTGAAAACGGTCATGATGCCGGTCCAGATCGTCTGCAGGGCCGGCTGAATCTGGGCCCAGAAATTCATAACCACCTGCTGGATGCCGCCCCAGTTCTGGGTCCAGGCCGCATAGAGCACGGCCACGGCTGCGCCGATAGCGGCGATCGGGATCAGGATCGGCGCCAGGGCGGTCAAGGTGGCGATGCCGGCGGCGGCCGCATTGTAGCCCCAGACCAGGAAAGCCGCGGCGATGATGCCCAGGATACCGACGATGACCCCCTGGTTGCCAGACAGCCAACTCACGGCCTGGCCGAGGCCGTCGATGATGGCCGCGCCTACCTCAAATATCCTGGGCAGGACCTGCTCGGCGATGTAGGAGACCCACGTCGCCAGGCCGGCGACGAAGTTATCGATGCCCGCCTGGATGGCCGGATCGGCGAGCCAAGTCAAGAGTTTGTCGGCCAGCTGCTGGATAATGGGCAGCACCGCACCGCCGATCTGCTCCAGAATGTCCGAGAAGCGATTCTTGAGAATGTCAAGCTGGCCGCCAAAGGTCTGGCCGGCGGCCTCGGCCGCGCCGCCATAGGCCCCCGCGACCTTGCCCAGGATCAGGGCCTGCACGCCGGCCGCGTCACCCACGGCCTTCATGGCCTTGAGCTGCTCGACCTCGGCGTCGGAGAGCATGATGTTGGCCTGGCGCAGGCTGCGCGCGGCCAGATCGGGATCTTCCATGGCCCGGCCTAACATCTGGGCGGCCTGGGAGAGATCGATCCCGAGTCCGGTGGCCAGGTCGGCGGAAGCGTCCAAGACCTGGGGAAAGGCCTCCGTCCCGATGCTGGTGAACCGCAAGAGAATGGCTTCGGCGGCCATCACGGCTTCGTCGGAAAAGCGCGTGGTCTCCTGGAGGGCGCTGGCATAGCCCAGGAGCGCGTCCTTGCCCACCGCCGCGTTAGTGCCCAGGGCGTTCAGGGCGATGTCGAGCTGCAGTAGGGCCTCCTGGGCGCCCATGGCCTCTTTCACGGCCAGCCCCAGGCCGGCCGCGACCAGTCCCAGCCCGACGCCGATCGCCGTCGCGGCCGCCTTGGCGACCCCTTCCAGGGCGCTCTTCACTTTCTGCTGGGCCTCGCTCAGGCCCTGGTCCAGCTCGCCCTGGTCGGTGCCGATCTGGACATTGGCGCGTCCGAGGGTTGCTTCACTCATGGTCGTTGTCCTTGCGCTGCGCCGCGTAGGCCGCCGCCAGCGCGGTATGCTCGTCCTGGCACCGGCGCTGTTCGGCCGGGGTCAGCGGGCGCGGGCGCCGCTGGTAGAACTGGGCAAAGGGCGGGAAACGCTTGGTCCGGCCCAGCGCCGCGGTGTGCCAGGCCAGCCAGGCCCGCCCGGCTTGTTCGCGCTGCTGGCGTTCAGCGAACGCCGCGATCGTCATAAAGGTCTCGACCGGCGTCTGGTCCCAAAAATCGCGCGTAGTCACGCCCGCCTGTAGCGCCGCCGACAGGAAGTCGGCCCAGGCGAGCGTGTCCGCCGGATCATCTTCCTGGCCTACCGAGGGTCCGGCGGGGCGGCCGCCTCGTCCGCCTTGTAGAACAGCGCTGCCGCCAGGGATTGCATGACCAGAAGCAGACAGGACAGAAACCCCACCTCGTCCATCACGACCTGGGCGTCCTTGATGGTCAAGCGCGCGCCCTCGCCGCCGGCGTCGCGCCGCGCATACTCCATGCCCACGGCCAGCAGCTTGAGCACGTCGCCCAGCGCGGCCGCGTTCTCGGATGTCGCCTTGACCAGCAGCATGATCGGCTTGCCGGTAATCGTCTCGGCCTCGGCCAGGGCGCGGTTGGTGAACAAGACATGCACCTCCGCGCCGCTGGCCAGGACCAGGCGGCCTTCGCCGCGCGGGCCGCTCATGAACCGGTCAACCAGGCGCCGTCCAGCTTGAAGGAGGCACTGACGGTGGCCGCGTCCTGATCGGGCGCGGCGCGGGACAGCGTCTCGATCGTCGCCTGCGCCGACTCGGTGACGATGCTGCTCTCCATGACGACCAGCGTCACGAACGTGCCGTTGCGCATCGCGTTCTGCAGCGCGAGATAGGCCGTGTCGGTCGGCACGTAGAGCGCGTCTAGGGAGAGCGTGCTCTCATAGCGGCCGGGCAGCCCGTGAAACTCGCGTTCGTCCTTGGACGAAACGTCGATGGTGTTCGTCGTCTCCTCGATGCTGAGATCGCGCTGCGAGGCCACCAGATCGGTGTCGATCAATACCAGAATCGCCGTACCATTCATTGCCATGGGTTGTACCTCCTACGGTACCATTTCCATCATGAGGCGCACGGTCACAATCCGGCCGTAGGCCTGGGGCTCGTCGGCCACGAGCGGCCCCGAGCACACGGTCAACCAAACGCCGTAGCCTGGGATGACCAGGGGCTGGCGGTGAAACAACCAGTACACGCGCTCTGCGATCGCGGCGATGACCAGGTTCGATCCGGTGACCTCCGCGTAACAGCGGACGTCCTGGCGCAGGTCTACGCCATAGGTTGTCTTGGTGTCGGCCGGCCCGCGGGCGATCTCGCCCGGCGTGACCAGGTAGGGCAGCGCGGCATCCCCGGGCGGCGGATCGGTCGTGAAGACGGCCGGGCTGCCACCATACAGGGCCAGCAAGGCGCTCAAGGTTACGTCGGTCGTTAGGCGGTCGTAGATGGCCTGATTGACCGCGTTCATCGGCCCTCCAATATCTGCATGATCTCGGCCTGGTTATCGAACAGCGCCGGCCGGAGCCAGGGGTGCGCCGGCGCGGTCGCGCTGCCCAGCTCGATGTAGAAGCCGTGGTGATCGCCGCCCTTGCCGGAAACGCTGCGCACGCCAATCTTGGCGACGACGGCCTTATCCTCTTTCGCCACGAAGGAGGTTAACAGCCGGCCGACGACCTGGTTGCGGTAGCCGGCGCCCCAGTCGGGGTCGCTGATCGCCGCCAGGTTGGCCCGGGCCGCCGTCTCGACGAACTTGGCGGCCGTGGCCAACCGCTCGGCCACGAGCGCCATGGTTTGTTCCTTGACGATGTCGGCGTGCCAGGCGGCGATTACGCTCACGTCGTTTCCTCGTGCTGGATCAGCCGGCAGTCGATCTCATAGTGATGGTCGGCGCGGCTCGGCTCGCGCACCCCCAGGACGTCCCAGGTCGCCCCATCGCCCGTGACCCGGTCGCCACGGGCGACGTCGGCAATGGCGTCACAGTACAGCACGTGCGTCAGCTCGCGCTGCTGTTGCAGCGCCTGCTCACGCTCGGAGCTCGACGCCGGGCGCATCCGGCCCAACAGGGCATCCAGCGCCGCGTAGCCGATCGTCCAGCCCCCCTGGCCGTCGCTGGCGCGGGTCCGGCGCTCCACGGTGAATAGGTTGTTGAGCAACGAGGCGAAAACGGCGTCCATTTCACTGCCTCACGTAGCGGTAATGGTTCAGGATTTCTTTCTCGCTCAGTAGGAGCACCCGCGCGGCGCTGGCGCCCATGGTGCCCTCGGTAGCCGCCGTCTGCTGATACGTGACGGAATAGTCGCCCAACGACTTGCCGGCCAGGCCGGGGATGCCGCCGCTTTCCTCGGCGAGCAGCCCGGCCTGGTAGGCACGGGCCGCCGCGCGGGTGCAGACGCCCACCAGGTCGGCCGGGAGGTCGCTGTAATCACTGCCGTAACCGTGGGTATAGGTGATCTCCACCGTCTGAATGCCCTCGGACCAATAGTTAGCCACGCGGTGGAGAATGCCCCACTGGCCCAGCTTGTAGTCGTCGGTGACGACCAGCAGGTCACCATTCTCGACGACCTGGGAAACGCTGATCACCAACAGCTCCGGTAGAAAAATCTTGGTCTGCGCGGCGGCCACGTCCAGGGTGATGACGTCCCCGGCGTGGAGAAATAGCTCCTGGTGGCAATAGTGTTGGATGGCCGCCGTGGCTTCCGCCAGCGCGCGCTCGACCGCCGCGACCTTGGCGGCCGGGATGGTGATCTGCAAGAATTCCTCGATTTCGTCGATCGTCGCGAAAGTGGCCATCGGTTAACTCCGGTCCGGCTGCTGCTTGTTGGCCGCGCCCCGCCGCCGCTTATTGGGCGCCGGCGGCTGAGCTTTGGCCTCGGCCGCGGCGGGATCCGGGAGCAATCCCCGCCGGCGGGCCTCGGCCTCCGGCAGCTTGATCGACGCGCCATGCCCCAGGGCCACGCGGATCAACTTCTCGCCGGCGCGACGCTCCACGACCGGCCAGTCGGCCGGCGCCCCGATGATGAATTCCGGTTCTTTCTTTTCGGTCATCACTCTCCTCCGGTGCGCCGCTGCATCAACCGCTGGTAATGGCGCTTTACTTTCTCTTCTTCCCCCACCCGGCATTTGACGAAGCGCCCCGGGGCGATCTCGACCCGGGTCAGCGCCTGGGGCAGCGAGACCATGATGCTGCGCTGGGTGCGGTTGTTTTGCTGGGCCCGCGCCTGCTCGTCGGCCAGCCAGGAACGCGGCAGGGTGCAAAAGATCGGCTTCACCAGGTGGAGGGCCCGCAGGAAAGCCAGGCGCTGGTCCCAGCCCGGGCGGCATTCTTTCCGCCAGGCGGCCAGGAGCTGCTGCCCGGCCGGATTATTCTTGACGAACAGGAGGCCCGATTCCAACGTCATCAGCCGTACATCCAGACATATTTTTTGCGTGCGCTGCCGTTCCTCTTTACTGCCCAGGTTGGTGGCCAGCACGCCATAGCGCCAGAGCGGCGCGGCGGCATCCCACCGCTCCAGGAAGTGGAAGCCATACTCGAGCATCTCCCACGGCACGCAGACGCCCGGCCCGACGAACAGCGCCTTGCCCCAGCGCAGTTCGTAGGCCGGCGAGATAACCAGCTCCAGTCCGAGCTTCTTGGCCAGTCCATGGGCCTTGGGGTGGTCCTGCTGTAAGATAAGCGCGGTCGTCATTTGCGTACCCTCAGTTTAGCCGCGAACGAGGTTTGCGCGTCGTTCAGCTTCGGCCGTTGGATGATCTGCCACTTGTAGGGGGTGTAGAAACTGTACTTGTGGCCGAACCCGGTAGCGGGATCGAACACGTCCAACGAGCGCAGGCTGAATTTCCAGTAATGGGTCGGGTCGACATAGGCCATGTCGCTCTGCCAATGGGGCAGCTTCACGTGCAGGATGCCGCCCGGGCGGAGGATGCGCCAGCACTCGGCGAACGACTCCAGCAGCGTCAGCTGCAGGTGCTCCAGGACCGCGCAGGCGACGATCAGGTCGAAGCTGTTATCGGCCCACGGCCACGGCCGGATATTGAGGTCGTGCACGACGTCGACCTCGGGCCGGTGGCGGGTGCGATCGTGGTTGACGGCGCCGGCTACGAGCTTGTGGCCGCAGCCGAGGTTGAGGATCGCGAGCGACTTCTCGGACATTTTGCCTCCCAGTAGAGAATAGCCAGGCCGCCGGGCCAGCGCCCGGCGCAGGCGCGCGCGGATTCGGCCAGGGCGACGGCAAAGGCGCACTCTACCCATTGATTCTGGCCCATTTTGCGCATATACCAGGCCGTAGTGGGCGCGATGGCGCCCTCTTGGAGCGCGGCGTCGAGGGCCGGATTGTAGGCCAGCGGGACCGTGACCAGCAGCTGCCCGCCCGGCGCCAGGAAGGAGCAGAGCTGCGCCCAGGCCGTGGCCGGCTCGTAGGACGGGAGGCCGCCCTGGGCGTACTTGCCGAAGCCGATATGCTCCAGGGTGGAGATGCACAGGAGCAGCTCCACCGGCTGGTCCGGCCGCCACTGCATCACGTCGACGTTCAGGCAGCCGGACTCCCGGCGGTCAACCACCGGCCAGGAGATCGGGCCATAGTGCGCCAGGACATTGCCAATTTCTAGGATACCCGTGCCGGCCGGGGCGCGCTTCAGGAACCACCGCGCCAGCGGGACTTCGACCCGGCGCGAGTTCAGCGCCGTGCGATTGTAGGGATGGTCGAAGTAGCCTAGTTCCTGCCCATTCCAGGCGAACGTGGCAGCCGGAGCAGGTGACGACTGGGGCGGCGCAGGTGGCGCGGGCGGTGGTGTTCGCCGCAGTCTCCGCAGGATTTTCTTGGCATGCGCGCTCATTTCCGCCTCCGCGCCGGCGCGTGCTCTTTCTCGTGCCGGCGGACCATTTCCCAGGCCTCGGGGCTATCGATCCGCCCGGGGACCATGCCGTCCCAGCGCCGGGCATCGCCCGGAAAATGGAGCAGGCCGGCCGTAGTGACGCCCCGGCTGTACTTGTCAAAGGTGTTCCACTCGTTGCCCAACGTCAATACCTTGAGCGGGTCCCGATACATCGCGCGCACCAGCGCCCCCTGGTCGCGCTGCGCGTGGACCTCCCACTCCTCCTGCCAGCGCTGGAAGAAGGCGGCCACGCGCGGATTGCGGGCAAAAGCCCACACCCCGCCATTCCACTGGAGGGTGTGCATCGTTTTGACCGCGCGCTGCATGTCCACCAGCTCGCGCTTGTTGTTGCGGCGCTCGAAGGCGTGCATGGTATCCATCAGGTGGGGGTCCTTGGTGATGACGAACTCCCACCCGGCCTCGATCCACTGGAAGAACTGGTAGATCGGGGCGACGACCTCGGTGTCGGCATCCAGGTAAAGCACCGCCTCCCACTCGGCCGGCGCCAGTTCATAGGCTTTGAGCTTGGCCCGCCGGCCGCCGATGTCGCTGTCCGGCTGGGAGATGAACACGTCCTCTAGCCCGATCTTCTTGGCCGCGCACAGACAGACCGGAATGTCCGGCATGTGCTTTTTGATACTCTGGAGCAGCCGCTGGGCGCACTGCCGCGCCGGATCGCCAAAGGCAACGACGTAGATGCCGCGTTTCTTGCCAGTATGGGCAGGCATGGGTTCATGTACCTCGATTTCCGCGATCATTTGCGGTGCCGTCTCCTGGGCCGCCATGCCGGCGTCTAGCGCCGGATGTTCGCGCGCGAACAGTTCAACCAGGCCGGCGCGGTTAGCCTCGACGAAAGCCGGGATATTGTAGCTGGCCACGGCCGCGCGGAGCCGCTCCCGGTCAACTTTTTGCTCGCCCAGGGCCTGCTCCAGCGCCGCGAGGAGGGTCGGCAGATCGCCGCGTTGGTAGCGATAGATCCCCGGCGTGGCGGGCAGCTCGTCCAGGAGGCCAACGCCCCGCGGCACGACCACGCGCACGCCGCAGGCCAGCGCCTCGAGGACCGGCATGGGCCCGCCCTCGACGCGCGAGGGACAGACCAGGATGTCCAGCCCCTGGTAGAACGTGGGCATCTCGGCCCAGCTATAGCGCCGGGTAGGCACCGGCCAGCCCCGCCCCGAGGCCCGCCACTCGCCGCGGCCGGCCAGTTTGGACGCGAGCAACCCCTGGACCAGGTCCTCGCCCTTGCGGTGATTGGCATAGGTGTAGCCCGAGAAGCCGATGATCGGCCGGCGGCCGGCCGCCCGCTTGGCGATGGTAAACCGCTCGAGTTCCACGGGCAACGGCGGGGTGATGGTCGGGCCATGCGGCGCAAGCAGCCGGGCGTAGAGTTGGCACATGGCCACGCGGAGCGTGGCCGTCTTGGCCACCTGGTCGAAGAGCTTGGCCTTGCCGTTGCCCGGGGGGTCCTCCTCGCGGTGGGTGAAGTAGGAAACGACAAGCTTGTCCGCGGGCCACTGCTTGGGCAGGAGCTGCGCCTCAAAGTAGCCCATGAGGTAGATTACCCCGGCCGTGAGGTCGGGCGCGGCGGTCAACGTCCAGCCGAGACCGTCCCGCAGATAGCGGGCGAAGCGCGGCAACACGCGATCGTCTTTAAAGTTCCGGCAGACGACGTTGACCGCCGCCATGGGCGACCTCCTCCTTACGGCGTCAGGTCGATCTCGACAAAGGCGGCCGGGCGGATCAGCCCGAACGCGGCGCGCAACTCGCACAGGATCGCGATCATATTGCGGATGAACCAGTCATCGTGGCTGTCCGTCATCGAGAGGGTGGCCTGCTCGCGGTCCCACAAGACTGCCTTGCGCCAGTTGGCCAGCCAGGCCGTGCCCGCCGGCTGGTGGAAGCTCTGCACGACCGGGACGCCCCAGAGGGTGTTGGGTCCCTGGCCGAACGGATCCCCCCGCAGGAAGCGGCCCGTGGTATCGCGCAGGAGGTCGATGCCTTCCCAGTCGGTGGGGTTGATCAGGAAGGCGGTCGGCTGCTGGCGGCCGGTGACGAGGAGGGTGGTGATGGCCTGCCGGCAGGTGATCAGGGCGTTAGTGTTCCAGGCCTGCGCGAGGGTGCCGGTCTGGTTGGCCAGGCCGGTAAAGTTCTCACCGACGCCGTTGCCCGTCAGGAGCTGGCTCTCCAGCTCGTCGAAGCAATCCTCGCGGAGCTCCTGGTCGATGATGCCGCGGATCTGCGCGGCGTCGGAGAGGGCCCGCTTGGTCGCGCCGACGTAGACGGCGATCGTCTTCACGATCTCGGCGACGCGCTCAAAGTTCATGTGCCCCTGCGGCTTGGTGCCGGTGATCTCCCCGGTAGCGCCGCTGGGGTACTTGACGTTGGCCTCGGGGGTCGGGGCCGCCTGGGTGACCTGGACCGTCTGGCGCACGAACTCCACCGTGTCGCTGGTGGTCTGGCGCACGGCGATCAGGTCCCGCAGCGTGAGCGGGTGGCGGCCGATCGGCTCGTAGATGCCGGTGTTGTCGGCGACGATGAACGCCCCGGCGGAGGTGGGATCGACCCCGGTGATCAGCTGCTTGGAGTCGATGCTCACGGGCGGCATGGCGACGTGGGCGCCGTCGGGGACGCGGCCGCCGTATTGCTTCATCAGGGTGACATAGGGGTCGCTCTGGGCAAAGGACTCGCCCAGCGTGCGGCCCTTGCCGCCCGGGACGGCCGGCGGGCGCGGCTGTTCGCCGGTGCCGCCGAGTTCGAGGACGGCGGCGCGCAGCGCGGCGTCGCCCTCTTTGGCGCGGATCTGCTCGCGGGCCTTGCGGCCCTCGGTCAGGATTTCGCCGATGCGGGCGCGTTCGCCGTCGGCCAGCTCGCGCTGTTCGGCCTCGGCCTTTTGCAAGATGGCCGTGGCCTCGGCATGCAGTTTCTTCAAAAGCTCGTGGGGATCCATGGTGCTTTCCTCCCGCTACAGGACACCCTGCAGCTCGATGTCTATTTGGGCTTGTAAGACGCTCCGCGGCGTCCCCCTGGACTTACCGTCGTCGCCGGCGGCCTCGTCTGGTTCGTCCGCGTCATCCTCGTCGCCGGCGGCGCACTTGGCGCCCAGCCCGACGACCAGGTCGTGAATTTGCTGGATCTGTTCGTACTCCTGGCTGGTATGGCGGGCCCCGGATTTACCGCAGACCGGGCAGGCCGGCGCGCTTTCCGCGTCCGCGGCTCCCTTGATATCGGTCGTGCGCGTGTCGATGCCGGAGCCGCGCGTGACCGGGGAAACGCCCCACACATCCAGCCGGTCGAGGAAACGCACGTCGCGTTCCTCGAACCTGCCCTGGGAGCTCTCCTCGATCTGGAACGTGTACGACCACTGCTGTAGCGCGCCGGCGGCCTTGACGACGATGTAATGCTCCTTGCCGTTCTGGGTATCCAGGAAGAAGCTGCCCTCGCAGATGGCCTTGTCGCCCTCCTCGCGGATCAGGCCCTTACCAACGGGCGGCGTGCCATAGTTGTGATTCCAGGGCTCGATCCAGACCTCCTGGCCGTCGCGGAAGGCGCCGGCGCGGGTTACGTCGCCGTCGTGGTCGATGACGTTGAGCGTCGCGAACTCGCAGCGGAACTCGCCCGGCTGGCCCCCGGAAAACTCCTTGAGCTGCATGGTACCGGTGTAAGTCTTGCGCATCCAACTACCTCCTATCAGCGGCCGCGCTTAGCGGCCGAACGAGACGCTGCACTCGCAGTTCGCGTTGTTCTCGGCGCCGCCGGCCGAATCGCCCGGCCACTTCATGCCATTGGAAAAGCGGTCGGCGATCCCGACCGTTTCACCGTCCATAGCGGCATGCTCGTCGCGCGGGTTGCCCGAATTCACATGCCACGTTTTAGTTTTGAGGCCTCCGGAGCGGGCCGCCTCGTGGGTGCCAAAGCTGGCGGCGGCGGTAACCGCGTCCAACGCCAGTTGCACCGCGCGCACGGCCAGGGCGATCTCGAAGACGTGCTTGACCGCCGCCAAGGGCTCCGGATCGTTTAATGCCCGGGCCACGTCATCACGAGTCTGGGCGTTGATGCTCTCGGCTGCGATCCGCGAATGTTCCATGAGCCAGGGGTCCATCCACTCTTCCGCGATCTCGGCGTCGAGCTGAGCGGCCAGTATCCGGGCCCAGTCCAGCGCGGTGCCCCGATTTAGCTTGAGCAGGTCCGCCTGCAACTCGCTGTTCCAACGGTCGGCGTCCCACCATACCCCTTGTCCAATATCGTCCTTGCCCGCCAGTTGCTGCTGGCGCGCCTTGGGCACCCGGCTGACGATGGCCGCTTCCTGCCGGCGGAAGTGGCGCGCCAGGACCTGCTGCCATTTCTTGCGCCACTCGGCCGCGAGCGCGGGCTGGTGGGAGTCCAGCCGCCGGCGGCCCTTGGCTTCCGGGACCACCGCCCGGGCCGAACTCTCCTGGTTCGCGGGCACACCCGCGACGACGATGTTGAGCGGGGTCCCCAGTTGCGCGGCCTCGCCCCCCATCGAGGGCATGTTCTGGCGGGACCGGGCCTCGTCCGGGGCCATCCACGGCCGGCCCACCGCTTTTTGCAGGGCTTCGGACTGCTCTTCGAAGCTGCCCTGCAGCTTCTCCGCGATGTTGAACTCGCAGTAGACGCCGTCCGTATCCTCGAACTCGGTCAGGAGCTGCAGCATGATGTTCTGTTCCAGAGAGGTCAGCCATGGCCCCAGGCAGTCCTGGTAGAGGTTTTTGTGTTGCTCCTTAATATTGGAGAAGGTGGCATTGTCCAGGATGCCCACCATGGGCAGGGGAATGTGGTAGGAACGGGCGCATTCGGCCCGTCCCAGCTTGCGGGAGCCGATGTATTCGGCCTCCTGGGCGTTGAACGAGGTCTGTCGCCAGGTCATGCCCTCTTCCAGGATGGCCGTCTTACCGCTGTTCACGTCCCCCGAATGCAGCGCCTCAAATTCAGCCTTGAACCGATTGCGGGCCTGGTCGCTCCACTCGGCGGCCTCGCGCGGGCGCTCGATGACGCCGTTCATGCGCGCGGCATTTCTCCAGAGGTATTCGCGGTAGTTGCCCATCGACCATTCTTCCGCGAGGATCCGCCGTAAGGTCTCCAGGGGCGATAGTCCGGTCACCGGATCGGCCGCGTTATAGCCGCCGCGAAAATGGACGACGTCGGCGGGCTGATAGTCTTTGCTCTGCCCCCCGAGCAGTAAGGAATATTTGGTCGGGATCAGGCTGCCCGTAACCGTGACTAGGGGCCAGGGAATGGGCAGGAGCCCCAGGGGAGCATTGGGCACCCGCACCTTGAGCCAGAGCGCATTGAAATAGACACCGAGGTCGCCGATCGTCCGTTCGATCAGACCATAGGTCGTCAGCTTGCACTCGGGGGGCAGCGGCCGGCCCAGCACCTGGGCCAGAGGATGGTCGCGCACGCGAACCCGGTCGGTCTCCGAGACGCGGCGGTAGACGTGCAGCCCGAGCTGGGCAATATTGCGGGCCAGGAACTCGACGCAGACGCGCACGTTCGGCTGGGTCCGGTACATGGTCTCATAGTCATAGTTGTACTGGTCGTACAGCCGGATGCTGTTGTAGCGCAGCGGGGTCCAGGCCTGCTGCATCGTCGCCTCAAGGGTGCCTGCTGTCGTCTGCACGATGGCCATCACACCACCTGGATGAAGTCGACCCGGCCGGCCGGGATCACGACCTCGCCGGCCAGTTCGACCGGACTCTGCTTGGGTTGCAACAGTTTGGTGTTCCGCAACACCAGGTAATCCCCCCGGCGCTGCCAGAGTACGCCCCGAAACGTATTCTCGCCGGCGTTGACGATTACCTCGCGGAGCTCGGGATAGCTCTGGAACAGTCTGTCGAACAGTCTCATGCGACCTCCAGTCCGCGGTCCTCGTAGATCGACCGCTTCTTCGGTTGGTGGCGGAGCGCCCGGTCCAGGGCCATGATCAGCGCCACCATGCCGTCAATCTTTTCCCGCGAGTGCTCCTTGTCCGGTTTGATGTTGCCGGCCGGATCCATACGCGCGACCAGGTTGTCGGCCATCCAGGAGAGGACGGGGTTGTTGCCGTGGGCGAACCTTCCACCCAGGATGATCTTTTCCAGATCCTTCATGGGCGGAGACATGGAGGAGAATCCCTGGCCAAACTGCACGAGCCAGTCCTCGCCCCCCAGTTCCTGTAACTTCGTCTGAATGTAGGTCGCCCCCCACCTGTCGAAGGCGAGCTCCGCAATGTCGTAGGCTTGGGCATCCTCGCTCACCTGGGCCAGGATGAAATCATAATCAATCACGTCGCCCGGGGTGACCGAGATATACCCCTGCCGGACCCAGGCGTCATAGGGCACGCGATCCCGCCTGCTGCGCTGGATCATGGCGTCCTCCGGGAGGAAAAACCTACAAAGGGCCTGATAGTCGTCCTTCTCCGTCTCGGGAGGAAACACCAGCACCTCGGCCGCGATGTCGGTATTGCTGGAGAGGTCCAGCGCCGCATAGCATGTGCGGCCGCGCAATCCGGCCGCGTCCACCGCCCGGCCACAGGCCTGCCAGCGGGGCAAGTTGATCCACTTGGTCTGGCTCTGGGTCCAGACGCACAGCTCCAGCCGAAGGAAGGCATTCAGAGCGGCCGGCATTTCCTTGGCCCGGGCTGCCTTGCGTCGCATGTCGTCCAACTTCTTGCTGACGCCCAGGTTCGGGTTGGCCTTGATCCAGGTCTGCTCGTCCTCCCAGTCGTCGCCCTCGTCCAGGGCATAGATGACCCCGAAGAACGAGTCATCCTGGACGATTCCGCTCAAGACCTTTTCCGTGTATTCGTGCATCTGGAAACATAGGCTCTGGCGGTCGTAGCCGGCCGTGGTAATGGCAAACATCAGCGGCTGGCGCCTGGCTCCAGTGGCCGTCTCCAACACATCCCACAGATCGCGCGTCTTGTGAGCATGGACCTCGTCGACGAGGGCCCCATGCACGTTCAGCCCGTCGAGAGTGTCGCTGTCGGCGCCGAGCGGTTCGAATTTACTGCCAGTCTCGCGCACATTCAAGTTGTCCTTGAATATGGAGATCTGCGAGCGGATTGCCGGCGAGCTCTTGGCCATGCGCGTCGCCTCGCCATGTGAGATCCGCGCCTGGTCGCGCTTGGTAGCAGCCGAATACACCTCAGCGCCCGGCTCGTCATCGGCGACGGTGAGATAGAGCCCTACCCCAGCAGCCTCGGTCGTCTTGCCGTTCTTCCTGGCCACCTCGAGGTAGCTTGTGCGGAATCGCCTCGTCCCATCGGCTCGTTTCCAGCCAAAGATCATGGCCAGGTGAAACTGCTGCCATGGTTCGAGTGTCACCGGCCGGCCGGCCCACTCTCCCTTCGAGTGTTTCAGGAGGGCAAAGAAGGCAATGACCAGGCGGGCCGTATCCGGATCGAAATGGAGACCCCGCTTCTCTCCGTCGACCAAGTCGCGCACATGACGCTCACACGCCAGGCGCACCCACTTGCAGGCGACCTGGCGTCCGGCCAGAACGTCGGCGATATAACGATCGAAGGTGAACTCAATTGGAGCGGGCATCGATCTCCTCTAGCTGTGGCAGCCCACCCGCCAGTTCGCGCATCTGCTCTATCAGCGTCTTCTCCTTCGACGAAGACGGCACATGTAGCCGTGAACGGCTGGACGGAGTCATACCGAACTCGATCAGGAACTTGCGCATGCCTTCGAGCGCGCCGTTGGCAATCCCGACGAGCGGATTCGGCAGGGCGAAGCCCTTCTCCGTGGTGATCACCAGGGAGGCGGTTTCCAACTCCTTCTCGGCCTTGACCCAGCGGGCATAGAGTTGGCAGTAAGCTGCCAGGGGCGCCCGATCGACGACGGTCAGCAGGCCCGCGGAGTGCAGCTCCTTGACGATGCGATGCCACTCGCGCTTGGCCACCGGGCTCAGATGGCGCGGGCAGTAGGGGATCTCGCGGCGAAACTCGGGCTCCTGCTCGTTCAGCGGGCGCTTGCCCGGGTTCCCTTCGAGTCTTTTGAGTGCGGTAGGCTTTGGTTTTCGTCCGGCCATACCCCTATCCTCATTTCGCGGCCATACGAGCTTGATTGCCGCGTTCGGTCATTTCGCCAAAAGCTCTAGCGATTGCGACCCCCCTACCGCCCGTGCACGATGTTGTGGCAGGAGGCGCACAGGGGCGCCAGGTTATCTTCATCGTCGCGGCCCCCCTGGGCCCGCGCTATTTTGTGATGGACGATAGTGGCCGGCTGCCCGCAACGCTGACAGTACGAGTGCTCCGCCAGGAAGCGGCGGCTGGTCTGGGTCCACGTCGCGCCATAGCCGCGCTCTGTAGCCGACCCGCGCTGCGTACGATCCTCGTAGCGTTCCCGTACCACGCGATCGGCCATCTGCTTCTCCCGCTGATGCTCCGGGCAGTAGCTGCCCTGGCGCACCAGGGCAGGACAACCCGGATGGCTACAGGGATGGGCCGCGCGGCGGGGCATCTTGCTCTCCTGGCACCCACCCGGTGGGTGGCTCGTGCTCGCTCCGCGCGCGCAGATCGTCGATCGCCGCGACCAGCTCGAGGGCCTGGGTGCGGATGGCCTGGAGCTGGGAGTCGATCAGGAGTACATCGCCACGAACGCGGAGATCGTACTGCGGCAGCATCGGCCCTCCGGAATGTTTGCGCGCAAACATTTCTAGGCCGCGGGGCGCGGCTTGTAGGCCAACCCCAGGGCCACGACCAGCCGGTGGATCAGGGTACCGGCGCCAAACGCCAGCCCGCCGGCCTGGAGCGCCGCTTGCAGGACCGGCCACCAATCCGGTAGATCCGCGCAGCCCTGCCACGTTGCCAGCCCCCACATGATAAAGGCCAGCGCCAAGCACATCCCGGCAAAGACGGGCTGCTTCCACTTGTCGGGAATGGACTGGAACCGGGGCCAATACTCGATGATCACCGCCGTCAATATCCCGACGGCCGCGGCCAACCAGGTGGCGTTCCACCCCTGGGCCAGAAAAGTGCAGAAAGACATGGGGCACCTCCAATAGACTTAGGCCGGCCGGCTCGGCCGGGGGAGCGAACAGCACCAACACGACGATCATCACCACGACGATCAAGAGTAACAAGATACACAGCGCGCGCAGCGTGCCATTCATCAGTTGCGCCTCCGCTGCTGCTCGCGGACCTCCTCGCACAGCGACGCGACGAGCGTCTGCAGGGTGACGATCGCCGCCCCGACCCCGGTGAGCGCGGCCGTGGATTTCTCCACCAGCTCGCCCAGTCGCCCGGTCCACTCGCGGGTCATGGCCAGGATGTCCTTGCTCTGTTTGCTGTACAGGTTGAGGAGGATAACGGCGAACACCACCGAAATGGAGACATTGGCGACCGTAAAGACCCAGGCAGGCAAGTCGGCGATCACGGATTGCTCCTGAAACACAAAAACCGGGTCCGCCCTCTGGTGAGGGTGAACCCGGTTTTCCCGGCAGGTCAGTATGCGATTAAATCAAGTATAGCACTTTTGTTCCGTTACGTCAACCACTTCCTCGGCACGGTCCAGGCGGATGGTCTGCTCGATCCGGCCGATCGTCAGCTGGCCATTTTCGACCTTGACCAGGACCTGGGCAAAACGCAGTTTGCGCAGTAGATGGATTAGCCGCCGTTCGCGATCGGTCAGTTCCAAAAGACAAGCCCTCACCGCGGGGGCAGCGAGGGCAAGCAAGATTTAATCCAACACCAAGATTATAACACAATGCTATAGGAAATGCAACAATTATTCGAAATTCGACTAGTCCAATCCCAAATCCATCTGCGCGCCCTCTTCCTTGACCTTGGGCGCGGCCTTGAACGTCCCATGCGCCGGCGGCATCCGCACATGCCCCGCGCCGAACAGTTCCGCGATCGTGAGCAGCTGCACCCGCGGATACTCCTGGTTCCAACCCGGGGAATGGTAGAATCCGGCCGCCGTCGCCTCGGTCCACATCTCCCGCGTGGCCGGCCCCAGGGTGATCAGGACGCCGATCGCCGCGGCCTCGCGTTCGACGGTGCCCCGGAGATCGCGGACGTGGGCGCTGCCCACGTGCCCGCTCTTGACCTGGACCAGGACCCGCTTGGGTTTGTTCGTCGCGTCGTCGACAAAGTTGATCACCCCGTCGATCCCCTTATCGCTGCCTTTCTTGCCCTGCTTGCTGCCGGCCTCGCCCCCCAGCGG